ATATGTTGTGGTATTGCTCCTCGACTGTAAAGAGGGGGTTTACTTCCCCTACATCAAGATCTTCATCAGTGATATTGAGTACAATATCTCCGTCTGGTTCTTCTCCTACTCTAAATTCTGTACCTAAGATGAAATTTTGCGTGTAGAAAATTCTTTCTTCGAATTCCTTTGTCCCTTCTGATGTGAGAACGATAAATCCGTCTTCCATCCCGAGTCCTAATCTCCACTCTAAACCTCCTAGATCGACATAACTCCTGTCAATCATTATTCTAACTCCTTCTGGTAGTTTTGCTGTAATATCTTTAGTTTCTTTTCTTGTCATGGTCAGTTTATCGCATCTCTGTAACCACGCCCTCGTAAATCGAGCCGCTTGGTTCCCAGTCCACTCTTTGTGGATTGTTTTCTGCTTGTTCTTCTGGTTCTACCCAAATATGAGAACTTAATTCGTTTCTTCCGTCGTAGGAAGCACTACAAAGTGCGTTGTATGCCTCATCATTCGCTTCTTCATCTCTGATCCCTGTTGCATAGGCTCTGCTAAGAGCCCTGAATAACAGGGCTTCAAGTTGTGATGGTTCGAAGCTAAAGCACTCCTTCATTTGTGCTTCTAAGATTTTATCTGATGTTTCTGTCATGGTCAGTATCACTCAGGCCATGGAATATCGGAGTAGTATTTGGAAAACACTTCAAAGATAGCATCGTTTTCCGCTTGTTGGTCGATGTCATTCGCGTCGTAATCCTCTATGTTTTCTTCAAGAAGCCTCGCCTTAACTTCTAAGATTTCATCCATGTGCTTATTCAACCTGTCTATTTCGGTTTCTTCGTAGCGTTCTGTATAATCGTGGATTTTCCAAGAACCAATCGTATTTCCGTTGATATCTTGTATGCTTCCACCGTCATTTCCGTTTGCGATAAGATCTACTATTTCTGCAAAGATTCTTTTTGTCTCTGGTAGCGGTGTTTCGTCGAACGCCGCATTATCTATGTCATATTCAATATGAATTTTTGTCATGGTCAGTATGTTATCCGTCTAGTTCTAGTAGGCAGTTTTCGTATTCTTTATCCCATACCTTTGTTGTCAAAGTACATTGAGAACCTTGTTCCAAATACCCTTCTTTTATTGCCCTTGCTAGGTCCCAAGGAATATTCTCTTTATCAATTGCTTCCAATGAGTTGGGGGCTTTGACTTTGGTTGATACTGTCAATAAAATTGTTTTTGACACATAGTATTCATTTAATTTGGTCATGGTCAGTTGGTGGCCTAAGCCACCGTGATGTTCATTGCTTCCCTAGATGTTGGGAACGCTTCGAGATTAACTCGGCCTTCCACTACATCCTTTAGAAGATGGTGAACATCATATAGCCTCTTGTCGAGAGATTTTAGATTGAGCGTTCGCCCCGCCATTTTTCTCTCTCCTGAGCCATTATCTGTTTTTGGCCCTGCCCAAGCGGGCTTATGTGTAAAGCCGCCTGTCAGAACATTGTATGCATGGAAGGCGGTTCCTACCGCTTCTCCCTTGACTTTTACCCAATCTCTATCAGGATCTTTCCATCCGTCTTTAGAAACCAGGAACATGTGTCCTTGATGCATTTCGTAGTCAATGATTTCCCCAGTTCTTTCGTTGAGAATTGGGTTAGCCTTCGGTAATGTCAATATCTTGCGCTGTTGAGCAGCAACAAGTAACTTATCGAAGATTTCGTCAGTCATTTCATAGTTTTGTAGAGACTCTACAAAGAGTAGTTCATTCTCTACATCAGTTATCATCTCGCCTATTTGAGAACCAAACTTATCCCAATCAATAGATCCGATTGAGTTTTCGGTGTGTCTTAACGAAAATAGATGTCTTTTGCTGCTAGCAACCATTCCATTTAGGCATGCGACTCTCTGAGCGACTCCTACCATTCGTAGGCTGCCAGATCCGTCTAAGCTGTTGTGGATTGATATACCGTAGTTGTATAAATCTCCAGTTCTTAGGTCTGCGGCTTTCATAATCTTTGATCGTGATTGTCCATCTGGTGTCATTGAGTAGTTGGTTCCGTTTCCGAAGCCACCACGATTTGTCACATCTATGTCCATTCTAGCCTTCTTTCCTTGGTCGTAGCAGGTAATTGCCCAACTCCAACCAGCCCTGTCGCAGTATCTTGCGATAGGAGCGTATAGATCTGTATAGGAAACCACCGCATATCTGTCACTCACCACTCCAAGTGGTGCGCCGATAGGTTGGTTCTCAGAGGATTGCTTCGGATTCAAGATCAGGATATGGTTAGGCCTTCCTTGAGTGTTTGTCGAAGTGTAAAATCCACTTTCTATGTCATTCTCACGCTCTTTTCCGTCTGCGTAATTGTTGTTATCATATACACCTGCAGCAAGCAGGTCGTCTTTCAGTTCTCCTTCAAGATTGATTTGTACGGGGAACGATAGCGGCTGGAAATTCCAGTCGCAGGTCGATGACCCTCTATTACCTCTCTTTAAGAAGGCAAAACCTTCTCCTTCTGATTCGGCCATCGAATTAGCGATTGCCGTATGTCTGTCCCAATTTGGGATTTCATCATTTTCCGTCATAGTCTCGTTCCCTAGCAAGTTGCTAAGTTCGATAACTTCTATATTGTCATCATTATTTGATGTATCTGTCATGGTCAGTTAGTCTCCTATGTATTTTGAAATAGGAATTAGGTCTTCTATATCGCATATTCGACCTGCCATCGCTTCTTCTAAATAACTTGCAATTGACTTCATTGTTGCAAGTCTTGGTCCAAAATCAACATATTGTTGAAGACTTGCCAATACTTCATTGTATATTGTTTCTTTATCTTCTTTCGCCATTTGACTTATGTAAGTCGTTTTTTCATATTTCATGGTCATGGTCAGTATCACTCCTCTTCTTTTTTTAGGTCTTTTACTATATTCTCAATCAATTTTTTTAGTGCTTCTTCGTATGTCATTTTCATTTGTATTCCTCGGACATCTTAGATTGAAATAGATTGTTAATAAATATATGGTCAGTTTATGCTAGGATTAATTTCATAGCATATCCATCATCGCACATAGCATAGTTCTCCACTATGTAGGAGAAGTCGTTTTGTAGCGTAAATGAGCCTGTTGTCCCTCTACCGATGTAGAGGTTTACTTGCTCACAACCTACAATTACTTCTTCTGGTTCGTACATGACTAATTGTCTTTGTTGAGAACCTCTCCATGGAACTTTGAGCCCTTTGACTCCATCCATCTGTGCTAATTCACCTGCTAGAATCCATCTCCTTAGCGGTGTGCCGCAGAGTATATCAGAACCCTGGTGGGCCCTGCAGGCTTGTGCTATCCTGTTGAGTGTCTCAACGGGAATTCTGTCGAAATTTCTGACAAAGACATCGACTTGCTTTACTTCTTGGTTTTTTCTTGTAAAGTAAGTATTGGCTATTCTTACACTTACCTTAGCGTCTGGCGCTATGGAAAGAATCGCTGCTTTCAACATCTTTGATATTTCGGTTGTTTCTAAATATCTTGTCATGGTCAGTCTATGATTTCTATGTGATTCCCCAAATGAGGGTAATACATTCTTCCCGCTATTTCTTCCCTTTCTGGGATTGCGTATTCTGCTTCTAAGTGTATGTGGTCGCATTCAGAGCCGCAAAATTTGGTAGGCGCTATTTTCTTAACCACTCCAACTATGAAGGAATCAAACTTCCCAATCCGTCCGAAATCAAATGATTTTATTCTATCTCCGACTTTTAACTCGGATCTATTTTTCTCTGCTATCTCTGTTTCAGTCATGGTTTTGTCATTATACAATATAATGTTCACCTTCGATGTATATGGTCTTAACTCTACCATCTTCGTGCATCTTCAAGTAACATGCCTTACACAAATCACCAAACTCTGGTAGTGCATAGAAGTAAGGTTTTCCACATTGATATTGTTCACATATTCTCTCTCTAGTTTCTGTCATGGTCAGTTTTTAGTACAATATCTCTTGTCTAGTTATTCCAACTGAATCACAGTGTTTGTGAAACTCTAACTCAATATTATTCAAATATTTTAATTTAGATTTTATTTGACTGTAAGATAACTCGCCGTCACACGCAAGATTTTCTGGTGAAAGTCTGCTTCCTAAATGATTGGCGATGTCCTTTGCCGTATTTTCATTAAGAGGGATCGTAATGTCGGTCCCTCCTGTTATGTTATTCCATCTGTTTATATCTTGGATGAAATTTCTTAAATTTTCTATTTTTGTCATGGTCAGTCCTCCTAATCGGAGAGTTTGCTTTCATAGAAGAGCGAATCCCATAACTCGCGGGGTTCCCCTAGTTCTTCCCTAGCATGGAATGTCATGGTATCGTGATCCAGCATTTCATCAAGAAGGCAAATTAACCCATGCAAAGCCTCTAATTTATCTAAAAACAAAGGTGCGTCTGCCATAAGTTGCCTATCTGTGTCACTAGCAGGTGTATCATCGTCCAGATAGATTGCTTTCAATCCATCGGCCCAAACTATTTCTTGCCATTTGCTAGTAGGTGTGCGTCCGAGGTATCGTGCCTCGTCAATTTTTCTATGTTCTGTCATGGTCAGTGGCAATTCTAGTTGCATTTAATCTTGTTCTGGGCCTTCTAATTGGAAGGCTGCGAATGCTTTCTGCATCATTTCTAGCAGTTTTGATGTTCCTGCTTGGACTAGATAAGCGCCGTTTTGATTCCATTGTTCCCACATTTGTTCATCTATGTAAAATTTTATTTCTTTTCCATTGGACATATGTATTGTCCCTTTGATTTTTTCTATATCTGTCATGGTCAGTAGTTAAGCAGCCCTCTGTAAGAGCTGCTTAATTTGTTCTGCGGTGAATTTGAATTTCTTCCCGTCATTTCTTGTAACGGAAATTGGATACTTTCTCCTTTTTCCGTTTAATCCTGAGATCTTGAAGGTATGGTCGTTCTGCGTGAATTCCTTTCCTAGATCGTCTGGTGACAATCCATAATGGATAGCATTTGTCTTGAAATCTTTAACCTCTTTTGTCTCAATTGTTCCGTCATCGTTTGTTGCAGATACTTCAATTTTGAAGGTTATAGGAAATATGCTGTCACCTGTGTAACTGGCGTTTCCTAATTTTACCTGCAGTCCTTCATGGATGTTATCAAGAGAGCCATCATTGATTTTGGCTTCAATGGTTCTTCTTAACCTCATTATAACATCACTGGCTTTTTGCTTTGTCATGGTCAGTTTACCTTGTTAGGGCACCCTTCTTGATAGCATTCATCGGGATAATTTACCGCGAAATTTGCTTCTATAGGTTTGCCACATTTTGGGCAAGTATAATATCTGCTTGGACTCAATGTATCACTCCGCAGCATCTATTACATGAGACTGGATGACTTCCTCTGTATCGAGGATGAGGTTCATCGCATTCACATTCTGAGCTAATTGTCATCTTATTCACCTAGTATTGGCTCCATTCGGCCTTCCTTCGGTTTTACTGTGATAGTATAACCCTTTCTAGTAACATCTGCATCCCAGGCTATTTCGGGGTTGGTTACTTTCCGAATCATAGGATCCAGAAGTTCGTCAGTCACTTCTTGTGCTATCTTTCTCGCAAGATAGTCGAAATCTTCTTTTCCATCCAATATTAGGCTGAACCTCTTCCACACCATTCGGTGTAGCTTACGGTAACGCCTGGCTTGTTCCTCTATTTTGAGGGTGTTTGGATTTTGAATTTTTAGTTTCATGGTCAGTCAGGTCAATTGTCCCAATTAATAAGAGTATTAGGCTTGGCCTTTCTTAGAGTTTTTTTAGCATTTTCAATTGCTTCCTTATCCTCAGAGTGTAGGTAATTTATCTTGTTAAATCTGGAAACCAATTTTATAATTGCTGCATACATCTCTGGTGCTGCTGAGATAAGTTCTGCTATTGCGAAACCCTCATCCCTTTCATTCAGTTCTCCTGCTTTGGCAAATCCAGTCTTGGACTTGCTTTGCGATTTGACAAGGGCGATGTTGTCGCCTAGTTCCGATTCTATCATCCAGGGATAATTTCCTTGGATGATTCTAAGATCTATTTTGCTTGTTTTTGTCGTGGCTACGGTCCATCTATTCAATATTTTCACCACTTAGGTGTTCGTATTCTTCGATTTGGGCATCGAGCCATTTTGTTTGATCTTTCGCAGAAAGACTTCTAAAGAACAAATTCAATCTTAAGATTGTAACTATTTCTGTTCTCGAAAAGACTTTCGTCTTGATTTCGTACTGTGTCTTTTCTTCATCGTTTAATAAACAGTATCTTCTAAATTCTAAGTGTTCTCCATCTTTAGAAAGTGCGTATCTTAATTCCTTCTTCATTGAAGGTTTACTGCCGTTGAGTGTAAAATCACTTAACGGATTACTTCCCATAGGGGAAAGAAATTCTTGTTTTCCTTCCCACTCGTCTATTATCTCTATTCTATGCATGTAACTGGATAGATATTCTTCTGCAAAGGCCTCTTGAGGCCTTATTCCTAGCATCAAGCAGTCTTTGTATAGGATTGGTCCCATAACAATTGCTACTTTTTCTGCTAAATTAGCAATTATGTCACTTTCTCGTAGTTCTTTCCAATCCATTCCTTCATAGAATAGTATTTTTTGTTCTGTTGTCATGGTCAGTTTCACTGGAGAGCCGATAAAATTGCTTCGGCGAATGATTCTCTATCAAATGGCACAAGCGGCTTTATTATTGCTTGCTTCATTACTTCTAATGGAATTATGCCCTCGTTACCAGGAAATTTTTCTGCTTTGACTAATTCGCATTTCCAAGTTGGCTTCATTACTGCCATCGTTGAAATTATGTCATTAGCGAATTTATATGATTTTTTTTCCACGATAAGAGCCATTTTTGGCTTTCTTGGTGGTTTTACATATAGTACATGCATGGTCAGTTTATTTCGGTATCTTAATGAAAAAGATCCAGTATGTGCCATGTTGGGCACTTACGCTTTTCTTTGTTCTTGTACCGTGTAAAGGTGTTTCTGGAAATTGTCTTAACATTTCTGAAACGGAGATATGTAGATCGCACCACTTGAACACTAATGTTCCGTGTGGTTTCAATACTCTCCAAATTTCTTTGAATCCTCTTTGGACATCGTTTTTCCAATCGTGCCCTAGTTTCCCGTATTTCTGTAACATTATTCCGGCTCTAGCTTCTAGAATGTGCGGAATGTCCCACATTACATGGTGAAATGTTTCGTCTTTGAATACCATATCGCGATAATCGCCAATAATGTCCGGTTCAACCGACCATCCTGGTTGTAATGCAATTGTCCCTGGTAATTCTTCTCGAATATCCATGTAAATTGCATCAGTGTGTTTTTTATCGAACCATATTGATCGGCCTCCACAACATGCGTCTAGCAGCGTTTTGCCGTTTAGGTTTACTTGTATTCTCCAATACCCCTTTTCTAATCCTGTTTTATGTACGCGCCCTTTTCCCTTTAGAGTTTGGAGTGCGTTTCTTACTTTATGTTGCCATTCAAGTGATTCTTTCCAACCAGTAGTGCAAATTACTTCATCGCATATGTTTGGAAATGCTTCTTGAACATAATCATATATCACTTCAATATGATGTAATCCATCAGGGACACATTTCATATTGGTTTGTGTTAATTCTTTTTGTAAGCTAGTCATGGTCAGTATTAGATGTTCAAGGTTTCCAGTCTCCTGGCTCGTAGTTGTGAGAATTCAAACTATCTAGTATGATTTTCTCAAACAATGTTTTTTCAGAATGTCTATCGATTAGAAACCAACCAATAATACCTTCTGTTCCATTTTCATATACTTGACGGATTTCACTGAAACCTTCGGAGTCAGGTTCGTCCATTACAAATTTTCTTTTTGTCATGGTCAGTATCACTCTTTATCTTAATATAGATAATAGTCATGTTGTCATTGGTGCATGGTTCATTCAAGGTGCCGGTGGCAATCATATCGTCCATCCATTTGTCCAAAGTGGTATCATTCCAATCAAGTTCTGAATCATCAAACAAATTTGTGCCATTGTATTCTTCATATAGGCTCTCTTTTGTATGTATTTCAACGATTTCTGTTCCGTTCCAGGAGCATAAGAAATAATGTTCGTCTGCTAATTTTATTGCAACCCTTTTTCTATCTTCAGGAAGGACTTGAATATCCAAACTGTGTGTTTCACAGATTGGTAAACCCTTCAAGTAACTTGAAGAGTAGTCAGGGTGACAAATGCCTGGAAGAGAGAATGCTAGGCCGCTTAGAAATTCTAATGCGCCCATTTCTCGACCCATTTCGTCTATGAATTCTACATTCAGTTTGTCGAATAATGGTTTCATTTCATCTTCCATCCACTTATCAACTATGTCTGCGGGTCCGTCTCCCCAAACCAATTCTGAGTCGGGTAGTGGTGCGTTTGTTGCTACCACATTTACTATTCCTGGCATTTTGTTATCGTCATTATTGGATTTACCCCAATTTATTCCACCTGTTCTTATATTTAGAGGCCACCAGCCCATTTAGGCTTGCCTCAGTTCATAAAATTTACTTATTGTCATGGTCAGTCAGGTTTAGCCCAAGAACCCTTTCGGATATTCTTCTTCATCTACCTGTGTCAATAGTGTTCTTATGTGACCTTTCCAATAATCTGCTATTTCGTCTATTAGTTGTCTCATTTCTTCTTCACTTTTTGTCACTGGATCTGCCCAAACGCTAGATTCATGCTCTTCTATTGGGTATTTCTTCCACATTAGTTTACACATGAGGTCATAGTATTCGTTATGATACCAAGTATCATTTAGTATTATGTCCCAATGTCGATGCGGATCTTCCTCAAGAAGAGATGGCCCGCCGAGTTTTATTGTTGGTTCTTTATCTGTCATGGTCAGTTTATGTAGAGGATTATTCCTCTTTACACATGATACATTCTGTGGCACCATCTACGAACTGCCAAGCATATTCGTCTTCTTTCATGAGATTATCTTCAAGACAGGCTTCACAAAAAGCATTGTCCTGAAACTCCCAAGGTCTAGCCGGCCCACAGGCCATACATTCGAGTATACATTCTGCTGGCTTTTCGCCGCAAAAAGCACACATGATTAGAAGGGGTTTGTGTTTTCCATTTCTCATAATCCAAGGCAAATCATAAAATTCGCCTAGTATTATTTTATACACCCCAATTCGTTTCACCGTGTATTCTTCTTCTTTGATTCTATCATAGTTTACTATTTTAGTCATGGTCAGTATTAGTAGGTGGAGAGTGTGTTCTTTGGCCTTTTGAGCCGACTAAACTGTTCTTCGAGGATTTGCTCGTCTGTTTTCTGAGTTCCTTCTTGCTCCATCCTTTTTAGTGACGCTGGCGAATACATTGCACGCCTGCAACCATCGCAAGTTACGATCACTATGCCTGAACCCTTGTGAATGGGATTGTCAAACATTTGTTCACATATCTTGCACTTAATTCTTTTTGGTGCTCTACTTAGCATTGCTACCCTTCCTGGCTTTGTGTTCAGGGGGCAGCGACTTAATTAGTGATAGTTGCCTTTTTTCGAGTCTATCTTTTATCCTCGATGCTGCTTTAATCCAGCGATCATGGCTGTGTTCATCACTGCCCATTACCTTCTGTAATGGATTTAAGTCTTTGAATTCCAAAAGGAATTGTATTATTTCATACTCTGCGTGATCTATATTTCGCGCTCTCGTTGGTTCCATGGTCATTTATCTCCATTATTCTGGTTTTGGTAGCCGTACAATATTTATAGCTATCCATAATAAGGTATTCTCGTAAAATACTCCTAATTTTTCTTTTAACATGATTAGTATTGTGGTACTGTAGCTGGTGCTTGGGCTTGAGCCCATTTTGCTGTGGGATCATCCCATACCCATAATACACCTTCCCATTGAACATACCACTGCCCATGCATTTGAAATGGGTCTGAATTTGCCATCATCTGATTAGAAAACGGTGTTGGAGCATTGGGAAGTAAGTTTACTTCTTTTGCCCCTGGAGTTCTGATTAGTTGTGGGATCATGCACCATGCTGTTAAAATTCCGTAACCTATCCAAAACACAGGTAATTCAAGTTGTTCAGGAAGATTTAGGCTTCCTAGATTAACTTCTGCTAATCTTGTGTACCAATAGGCTCCTGCTGCAATCATCAGTAGGACACCAATAAGTCTCCTCATAGTTACGGGCTGCATGGTCAGTGGAGAGGTCATAGTCGTTTAATTGTGCTCTAGCACTTGAAAGTGGTCGTCCCAACTGTAAACTGCTTCCATATGTGATGGAGATAGTTTGGAGTTGTCTCCGCCACACGGCATTGGAGGACCCTTTCTTAATTTTTCTAATTTCTTTCCTGTTTCTGATATTTCAGTGATAATTCCGCAGAATCTACACTTTATTGTTGTCATTAGAATTTCCTTCTAATTTTTGTCTTTCTAAATCTGAAAGATTCCAAATGCAAATATCATATCTACCTGTAAAGGACCCAATTCTCTCTGTATTTAGTTTTACGATCTTGGAGTTTTTTGCTAGGATGTTACCCAATTGTTGCATTGTAGCTCCCCACCGTAGTTCATCATTCACATGTTCGTATATTTGTCTTGAGTTTTGTGGCCCTTTATTTAATAATAGTTTGACCACCGTTTCTCTTATGCGTTTTGTTCGAGCCATAGGACTACTTCCTATAACCTTCAGTGTATAATACTTGTCTCATGGTCAGTATTACTCATTATATCTTTGCATCATTTTCATTTCTAGCCAATCGATTATATCCATTCGCGAGTCTGATGCGAGTATCAGATGTGTGAATCCAGATCTCCAATTGTAGTATTGTTTATTCACCCAACTATCTTTGCTCCAGTGTTCATTGTTATCTGATGGAAGAAGTTCGTCTAGAACATCTTCTTCGTTGTCATAGAAAGGACTAGTGATCTTTTTGCCGTCGTTGCCTTTCCAGCACAGGAACTCTGCGAAGCCGATGGCTCCGTTATTTTGTTCCCAAGTTTCTGCTATTTTTTTTAGCTGTCGCTTCATTTCTGTCATGGTCAGTTCATAGTGTTGGAAATATTTGTTCATTTCCGTCTTTGTGAAGGTGGACAATTACTCCACCGTCGTTTCCTTCGTCATCCATTTGTACCAGTAGCGTAGAGCCGTCATCTAACATGATGAGCAGGCTTGCTTTGTACCAGCCGAAGTCCTCGGTCTCTGTGGGCGTAAGGTACCTGCACCCAGTTATTTTCTTACCTGTTAGGGCTTTATGTGCTTTCTGCGACCATTTTTTCCACAGGTCACTCTGATTGTCTATAGTTATTATAGTTGTCATGGTCAGTAGTTATCCTATCCACTCTTTTGTGATGTTACCATCTTCGTCTTCTGTAATTAAAGTAGACTGAGGTTCATCAAACATAGATAGTCCTTCGGCGATTATACGAATGTGTTCTGGCGTATCTGTGTCGCCTCCTTCTCCGTCGCACCCTGCTAATACCATATCACCGTGAAGTGATAGAACATTAGAGATCGGTATTTGCTTCATTTCTGCTACAAATTCTCTTGCTACTTGGTTCATTGGTAAGCCCATTAGCCTACCTTCTTCATTAGCCCATAGCGTGTAGTCATCTCCGCCAATACAGGCTTCGATTAAACCGCCAACTGCTTCTTTAAGTCCTTTATACCCATTTATTTCAATGGGCTCGACTTTTCCGTTTGTCCTGATAATCAGGTTTTTTCTTATATCTGTCATGGTCAGTTCACCCTTCTAGAGTGATTTGTGCTTTCTCATTCATATATTCCAGGGCATCGTATTGTAGCCCATCTGCTAATTCGTTTGTCCAAGAAACATATTCTTCTACGAGGTTAGTTAGCTGCTCTTCTTTTCTTAATGAGAGCATTAGCCTAGTAGATTCATTTTTCGCTTTTTTATCTTCCCCTGGAAGATTTCTTTCCAATTTCTTTAGTTCGTTATTGAGTTCCATGATTTTTACAATTTCTTGTTTAGGGTATTCTCCGATGTCTATATCGACATGAAGCCCGTTGTTTATTTTTTCAAATGGCCGAGATAGTAGGTATTCTGCTAGTGCAGTCGTCATCCCATAGGCGAATGCTGTACCCGCCATATTTTCTACTCTTCCATATCTTTTGTAATCATTTACGGCCATTTCCCACATATTTCCTGAGAAAATTCCTATCTCAATGATAGTTAGCCCTTCTTCTTTTTCTTCATCTTGGCCGCCTTCGTGGCCTGAGATTCTTAATTTGGTCATGGTCAGTGTCATTCATTCTTCTTCAAAGAAGTTTCTGTCGCATATTAGACAAATGTCTAATCGCGGATCTTCGTTCTTAGGGTGTCCTTCCTTGTACTTCACTCGTCTGAGTGTAGCTCCGCATATACATTTCACAGAATAATTTCCTAACATGATTAGTTGGCTGATTCTTTATATTCAGCCCATAGTTTTGAAATCTCGGCAGTTGCTTTGCCTTTGTGTTTCGTTCTGAATTGAGGCCAGGATAGTCTTACTGGCTCAGGAATTGTTGAGATTTCTTCCACAGAATCCTCTACAGGTTCTTCTATGGGATTTTCTAATGCATTTGCTTGATTCATCTTGATTTTTTCATAGTTGATCAATCTTTTTCTTAATGCCTTGATTTCAGTAGTGAGTTTGCTCATCTTGTTTTTGTCTTTTTCTTCATCTGGTCCTCTACGCATTTGTGCTCTTTGCATCTTTAATGCTACCAATCTTGCATGGTCACTATCTCTCCAAGTCATGGTCAGTTCATTAGGTTGTAAGCGGCTTCGTCATTTGAAGATTGCTTAAACACCCTAGTATGAGTTTCTTGTATAAATCAGAGTTATCTGTAAACATTTGTTCAGAATACCAGTAATGTCCGAAAGAGTATTCCTCTATCATCCATAAGTCATGGTCTACTACTTGTTTCCATGTGTCGATAACATGGACTACTTTTCCTGCTGCATCGTAACATGCATAATAGTAGTAGTAGGCACTACACACAGGAAATAGCCAGGATATCCAATCTAATTGGAAAAACCCAAGACGGTTCATGTGTTTATTTTCTAGTGTATCGTTTCGCATATTATTCGATATTTGAGTCGGCATAATTAGATCGTCAGACAAATGGCCGTGGATCTCTATATATTGCTCAAACACCTCCTCCCAATCTTTCAAGTCATATCGATATTTTTCGATATCCTCACTGGGAAACAAATGATTTAGGTCGTCATCTTCAGGATTTAACCATCCGATTTCATTAATGTAACCTTCCCATTCCCATCCCTCATTGCATGATTGGTAATGTTCCGCGAATGCCTCTTGGAATGAACTATGCCATCCCATTTCTTTTGCATCTCTTGTGGATGGATATTCTGGTGGTGAGTAATTTCCATCACCATAGAGCATGTCCTTTACAGATAGTTTTCTAATATCTAATTTATCGTGTTTGTCGCCAAGATATCTTGTATCTTGGTCGGTCCAATGAACCTTCAAGTATTCATTTCTATCTTCGAAATACCCTGGGGTCGCTTCGTGTCTTTTCATAAACAAACTAGAACTAGGATTTAACATCACTAACATATTCCATTCTCCTACATCTTTCCCCTCGTATAAATTGTGAGGGACATATTTGTGAAGGTTTATCGAGTATTTCCGTAATTTTTCAATTTCGCTCAAGTCTGTCTCGTTTATATCTCGCCAATCATATGGCGGACTTTCATTTTGAATCATCCATTTTTCGCTTCTCTCATCGTCTCTGTTTAGGATTATGATCATCTCTAAATCTAACTCTGTTGCGAGTTCGTCTAAGATAGTTTCACATTCCTGGAATTCAGGAATTATTGTGTAATTTATAATATGTCTTTTCTGACATGAACTACCTAATCCTATTGATTTAGCATAGTCATCTTTTAACACTTTACTACAATCTGTGCAGTATTTGAAGTGAGATCCTATTGCTTTTGAGAACGCTTCCATATGGAGATTCTTAAATTCTTTCATTAACATGGTCAGTTACTTCAGGCCAATACCTTGTCATAGGTAAGGCACAGTGTTTACAATATCCGTGTCCATCTGCCATTACTTCTTCTCTCCACTTCTTCGCTTGTGGTTTGAATTTGTCCCAGCAAGAACATCTTTTTACTGTACTTTGGTTCATCATTTCTTCCTCCTCCTCAACTCCAACAATTTTTTCATTAATGTCGGATTAGTATGTGTTTCCATAGCGAGCCATGGATTCAATTTGTTTGGAATTTTAATCTTCATTCTCTCCCTCCTGCTGATTTCCTTGGCGTTACCGTCATTTGATAGTTTCCTTTTCGTGTTTAATGGTTTTTTCATCCCAATTGTCCCAAGATTCATTTGAATCTTCTGGATCTTCTTCTATCTTTTCAATCATATTAAGAGATGAAATGATATCCCATGCTTCTAATTCTTCCGGATGGAACATTAGTACATGCAACATTTCTCCTAAAATATCTATTTGTTTGGTTAGGTGTATTTGGTAGTAGATTTGAGCAATAATTAATCCTACCATTGTACCTATAATGTATTCATACATGGTCAGTGGAAATTCTAGTTCCCATTTAATCTCGGAGCTAAGATGAATCTAATCTCTGCTCCATCTCTTAGAGTCCAATAAGCGTCTAAAGGCATCCTATTTCCTATATTCATAGTTATCTTCTCAACTTTGGCGGCATTTACATGTCCCGCTAGTCTTTTAATCTGATTTAAGTCTAAAATTGTTGATGGGAAATTATCCTTGCTTCCAAATGTTTTGCCATGTTTCCATTCGTATTCCCAAACTTCCTTTTGAGCCAAATCTGCGGCTTTAATTATCAATGATTCATCATTTACAATGAACTCAGCAAGATTGGTTTTACGACCAATCCCATTTATGGCTTCCTTGAACCATTTTACAGGTGCTTCGACTTCCATCATTTTCAATCCTGAAAAATCTGGTAATTTTGGGCCCTGCGATGGGTTCTCATATGGCTTAATATTTGTTTTTTGATAATCCGTATGAATATGGAGCCCTAAATCGTCGTATTTTAATACGACTAAGTCATTGAGCCCTACTGTCTTCATAGAGTGAATTATATCATTTCCATCTGCAATTGTAAACCTGTTCCAGTCGTCCATAGCGTATTGTTCGAATGCGCTATTAGGCCAAAACAAAGTCATCATAGATGTGTGTTGTCCATTGACAACCTCAACTCTTATTCCGTCTTCTTTAACTTGGAGTGTGATTTCTTCATTTAATGAAGTTAAATGCTTAAACACATTTTCCACTTGTCTCCTAGTTGCTTTAATTTCCCAGAGTATCTCTGGTGTATTTTTTTGTATTGTCATGGTCAGTTCACTCGTTTTCTGTATCTTTCAATATTTTACGGGCGATGTGCTCTTTGATTGTTTTTCTAATCGTTCCTTTAGCGTGTGGCTGTTTTCCTTCATTCGGATATCTGATCTGAATTAGGGTTGCCTGGCCGTGTTTGTTGTGGTCTGAACATTCAGGATGTTCGCAATAACCAGTAGCGTAGGGCTGCCGGTGATGGCCTGCGAAGCAACCTCCTCCTTTGTTCAAAGGTTTGCCTGCTTCATGCCATAATGCGTGTTTATCTTGTTTATAGAAGCCTTGTTCTATTGTTAGAGCTTCTATTAATCCCTTGCTAAATCCACCTTCTGCTTCAATTAGCCTATCCACTTCCCATTCTTTTGAGAATGGGCACCACATACAGGAACTTTTCTGAACTTGTGTTCCATCACCCCGATAGTCCCAACCAAGGTGGCTGAGGATATCAAGAAGGTCTACTCGATTCATTTTGAGTGCCATTAGCGGGTAGTGGTACTCGTGACCGAGTATTTTCTTACCTTTACTGTCAGATTTCTTACGGTTTGCTGTGAAACGATCTGAACGGCCTTCTTCTTCGGCTTCTATACCTAAATACCAATTTTTTGTGCATGTTTCATGTGTTCCAAATGTTTCATCGGCCCACTTTTGCATAACTTCTCCCTTGAATCTCATACTGCAGACATGTCCGCCTCCAGGCATAAGTGGGAATGCGCGGCTATCTCTAAGCCACTCAAAAATTGTATAGGGTTCTTTTCGTTTCTCATAGTCTTCTCGTTCCGATTCGGGAAGGAGAAGCCATTCTTTTCGCCGTAAAGCATCTCCCGTTACATTGTGAAAGTAACGGTTGTAGTGATGCCTGACTACTGCTAGTTCTACGCCTTTTTCGGCGCATCTTTTCTTAGCGTACTCAATATTTTCATATGTTTCCGGCCATTCGCTACCTGGATCGGAGAATACTGCCGCAGCAAAGGGAGGGAATGCTTCATCGAGTTGTATTCGACTGATTCCCAAATATGCTGCTGCCTTATCTCTTTCTAGGTGCATTGCCAGTAGTGCGGAAGAATCCACACCGCCGCCAAAGGCCAGTAAGTTTATTTCGTTCATGGTCAGTTTTACCTTTGATATAGGTATGTGGCATCATTTACTTCGACTTTTTGGTAATTATACATTTGATTTTGTGCATAATGCTCCCAGTCGATGTATGATTCCCAAATATCGCCATCTTTGATGTCTCCTAGCATGTAGGCTTCTTCCATAAAGTGGTCCTTGAGGGATAGATCCCCTACATGGTAGAGGTCTTCTGCGATTTCTCTGGCTTTTTCACACATTTCTGCTACACTGTGTTCGCCAACATTATAATTGTCGTGATATATCTTGTAGGCAGCAATGTAGAGTTCTTCTTCATCGTCGTCTCTCTCGATATTTTTCATCATAGCTACCAGTTTTGAAATGCTTGGATTTTCTCCAAGATTCATCGAAGAGATAGCACCATCATAGTCTGCTATGTGCCATTCTTCGTGTATTACTGGAAATACTCTGTCTCCTATTTTCATAGTGGGTTCAGCCTTACAAACAACTTTTGTCAAGCCATCGTAACCTTTGCTGTACGCCTCTTCTATCTTTTCTGCGTTCATCCACTTGAATGCTAACACTCCTTCGTTGTAGCACCCAAGACATTGAACACAGGCTCTTTGTTCATTAGTCATGGTCAGTGTTAATCTAGTTTAAGATTTTCAAGGTTAATATCGATTTGTTCTCCAGCAAAGGATCCCACTAATGGTTTCACTAATGCTTCAAATGAGCCACATCTAATGACTCTACAAACCGTATTCCTTTGTAATGCACCTTGACTTTCCCTTATTCTAACTATTACGCCAGATTGAAAGGGAGGTGGTGCTACTGGTCTTTTCCTTGTCTTAAGGCCGACCATTACTCTTTCACCTCGATTCTATCATCGATAGTTAATTTGCCGCCGTCAATCGTGCGGTCAAGAGTAGCATTATCTTTTGCTACTTCTACGGCAAACTCTTCGTTAGATAAATCTTGATCTATCCACTCGTATTCTTTTCTTAATTTTTTAGTTACTTCTACTATTTCATCCCAATATACTGTTTGGGACATTAATATTCTGTATTGTGTCATGGTCAGTTTAGATTGTGTAAATACAATTCATTTTTATCGGATGCTTTCTTGTTTTACCCGAATTGGTTTTGGGTTTTCCAACCATTGTTACTTGGAAGGCGAACTCTGTGCCGCCTCCGAATGTATTTCGCTTAATTTGCTTTAAGGTAAGAATTTCCCATTTACATCTGGATTTGGCGTGTTGGTGCCAAGCAGGGAATACTCCCTCTTTCTTTAATTGATTACCAGTATATTTTTGTCCAATCTTAATCATGGTCAGTATCTACTCATCTTCTTCGGGGATCTTAGCATTAGAACGCTGGAGTTTTCCAGAATCCAATAACTTCTCCGCTTCGCTCATTTTCATGCCTTTTACAGTATGTCTTGGTACTCGAGACTCATCCTTTGCGGATTGAATCGTGTGGCGTAGCTTCATGTCTGGATCTGCTTTCCAGTTTTCTTTTCTCTTTTGTTGATCCCTTTCCACTCTAAGAGAGTGTTCGAGTGTTCCTGGTACATATTTCCGGCGAGCGTTCTTCTCTCTTTGCTTTTTTCGAGATTCTTCGTTCACCCAATAATGTACCATGCCTCTTGAGAGAGGGATTTCTTCGACAAGCAATTTCCAAATGGCTGCTTGACTCATTCCCCTTTCACTAAGTTCTTGCATTCTTTTCACATCGTCTGCTGTGACTTTGTATCTTTGGTCTTTTGCTGGCATGGTCAGTTCATTCTTCTGCAGGTTCATACTCTGCTTTGAATGTAGATAGATCTTGCACGCTTTTACCATCCCAATACTTTCCAGTAATTTTGAATTGTATATCTTCAACTTTGAAGTGTTCTGGGAGTTCCTGTAAAACTACAAGGGCGTGTAAAGCCATGTTTTCGTTGATGGCTATTTGCCAAATCTTGTTTCTATACATTATTATCGTATCGTAACTTTCGTGAATACTATCTTCACGATATGGTAGTCTATCGGTGCTTGTGAAATGCATACTATTGAATGTTCCATTCCAGCCATAATATAAGACTAGGAATTTTTCTTCTGTATCTATTTCATCATTACCGAATTGCCAGGGAATCAACTCATCGTATTCTTCCCCATACCAACTCCATTCGTTGGTTTCATAATATTCTTCACTATATCCTGTTCTTGGAGGATAATATTTGTCAAGAAGTTCTTCTTCTTGTTTGTTGAATTTAGTCATGGTCAGTCTCAATCCTCGACATAGCACAGATTTAACTCTGGCTGCCTGTCATCAGTTTTGTTATTATTGAACACTAGGATTTTGGATCCACCAGGGATCACTATATCTTCATCCGATTTTGTTCTTCCTTCATATGCAACTTTCGAACTTCTTTCGTTGGGCCATAGCCCAGAAATTCCAACAATTGCTTCTTTTTTATTTTTCGTGAGTTCTGCTGTCGCTTTGATTACAGTACCAATATCCAAGTCCCCGTGTGAGTCGTTGAATTCTCCTGCCTCAATTCGATTTTGAATCTCGTCTTCAATAGATGTCATGGTCAGTTCAGGCGTTGCCTGTTGTTTGTAGGTTTCGTAACCTCCAGACTGCGGCAGTACCTTTTGGCTCTACGCCAATGGCGCGATGCCTTGCTTTGGAAGAAGCAGTTGGCCTCTTCTCATTGGTCTTGATTATGTAATCTGCTTTGTCAAGAATGCCTCGTATGCTCCTTGTTCGATTTGCCCAACCTTTACGGAGGGTTTCTTTGGAGACAGTCGGTTTAGCCCTAAAATCGTAGGCTTGCGCGTGAACGCAGCGGTCTGCTAGTTCTTCATCGGTTAATCCTTTCATGCCAGCATCTTCGAATGCTTTCATTACGAATTGATAGTGTTTGTTGTTGTCTATCTTTTCACCGATACTAGCTTGTTTTGCTGTTATCATTTCTTGTTGTTCGATTCTTAATCTTTCTAAGAGTTCGATGTTTGTTGGATGATTACTTAGGTTCTCTAGGCTGATTTGCCACGGCCCCCAAATATCTCTCAATTCTCTTTTCCCTAAGACGGATAAGAGATCGTACTCTGTGCTTGTTAATTCGATAGTCAGGGCTAAAACCCCATCTTTGTCTATCAGTTTCATTGTACCTGGTATTGGCATGGTCAGTTATTCGTCTTTGAGGAGGCTTGTAATCCTATCTCTCAAGGTTTTCTTTTTGGGAAAAAGAAGATCTGTCACGCTGATTGGTTCTTTCCAATCGAGGCCTGCACCACATACGGGTCCAAATCCTCTTTTTCGTGAAGTTTCATCTTTTAATTTTTTTCCACATTTTCTGCAATGGCTTTCCATGGTCAGTGCGAACTATCAAATGACAGTTACGCTTCCGTGTTTCATGCCAACCGAAAATAATTCCGGTGGTATTTTTTTCCGATTCAAACTTAGTAGCGTTAATCAGACTACTCTTTCTCAACATTGTGAGAATTCATCTCTCTGAGTAATGTATCAGTAATTAAGGGGATAGCTTTACTCCTACTACCCCAAAACATCTCGCCGCATTCTTCTATAAAAAGTTTGAAGGCTAATCCTTCATCAGTATGTTCTCCGTGGAGTTCATACGCCGCTTTATACGGGTTTTCAGAAGACAACTTATATCCTTGATTGAGAACACACATTCCGTAGACGGGATTAATCTCTCCTTCTACTCGTAGTGCTCCTTCTGCCTTCGCTTCGTAATAATCTTCAATACTGTGTCCTAAGAACCAATTTGGTTGATCTGCATAAGCAGCCCTCGTTACTTCACTAAACATTTTAATGAATGTATCTGCTGCCCAATCCCCACCAACCTCATAGATTAGCAGGTATAAATTATGTCCCAATTGCCCTTGTAAAGAAGGGTCGCCGCTTAGGTTGGATATTGAATCATAAAAACTCTGATACATAGGGTTATCATACTCCCCATTTCTAAGTGTTTTTCCTTCGAAAGAACCCTGGAACATAATTGTCCAGTCTGGTTCTTCAATAATTTGATGCGTTTTTGTTAAACAATCATCTGAAGTCCATTCGCTTTCGTCTAAGTCTGTATTCCATATTATTCCCCATTTGGAGCCAAAATTTCTTAGGGCATCTAAATCAATCTCCTGAACTATCGGTTCATCTGCAATTAATTTTTGATAATAGGGTGGAGAATCTATCGGATAGTATATTTCATCCGATTGGATATCTCTCTCGTCGGTTTCAAAATATCCTTTGCTGTGATGCACTAAGTCAAACTTTTCCAATAATAATAATATATCATTATCATCAATACGCTCTGACTTTATTGCGACCACTTTCATTGAGAATTTTTTGAAACATGTGTTTCCAATGCCCCTTTCTCTTGAGGGAGCATCAGTTAATTCTTTATTACATAGTTTGCAGAACATTTGTTCTAGCTTCTCCGTAATAGGCAAATCATCTCCGTCCATGAAGTTTAAGCATTTACACGCTTCTTCCCATGTTTTATAGTTTTCACCCTCATTTCTGAATTGTGAAATTCCTGTTGCTTGGCAGGATACTTCATAGCACCCGCAGTTGCACATCTCTCCATCTTCAAGTAATTCACATCCGCATATTTCCATTTCGTCACCTGATGGGTGTTCATAGAATTCTTCGCAGAAATACATCCCACATACGCCCTCACTATAGTCGTGAGGTATGTCGTGGTTGTGCTTTACTTTCAAAAGAGATCCACATTCGTCACATTCATTTATTGTTTCCACTTCTGGGAAACTATGTTCAGAGGATGGTTCTTTGCCATTTCTTTCTTGAATTGAATTGTTTTCATTCATTATGGTCAGTGCCTATTCAAGTTTCTCGAACAGGGCTGAAATTTGTCTTATACCATTTGTATCGATTTCGCTATGAAGCGACATCAACATAGTATCTAACAGATCTCTTTTGCTGGTAATTAGTTTCTTGTTGTGTAAATTAATCAGAACATTAGGGAGGCCAATTAAGCCTTCACTTGTTTCTGACATGGTTACCATTTCGAGATACCAAGTCCAGTTTAGTAATCCAGTACCAATTTGGTATGGTAGTAGTGAATCTGCAATTTCAAACACCTCTGTAAGATCTGTTTCTTCCACTACGGGTTCTTCCACTACGGTTTCTTCCACTACGGTTTCTTCCACTACGAGTTCTTCCACTACGGTTTCTTCCACTACGGTTTCTTCCACTACGGTTTCTTCCACTACGGGTTCTTCCACTACGGTTTCTTCCACTACGGTTTCTTCCACTACGGTTTCTTCCACTACGGTTTCTTCCACTAATGCTTTTTCATAAATCTTTAGGTTTTCACCCTCATTCTGTTGATTAAGTTCTTCAAGGGGAAAGATTTCTTTTGGGTTCCAATGAAATGAATAGAGTTTTTCTATTCCATGCTCTTCCATAATATCGTTTTTTAGATGGTCCATAATTTCTCCCCATGCTTCCTTTATCTTTTCATCAAGTTTTTCAGGTTTAATTGTGCTACTTTGTGTAAGTAATTCCAATGTGCGATCTATGAGGCCCTTTTTTAGACCCTCTTCAATATCGCACCCATATTCTTCCAATGCGTGTAGCATACGGAAGTACGGCCTTAATTCTTTTATCATTGCCAATTGCTTGGCATTGCGTTCTGTAGTCATGGTCAGTAATCACAAGAAGTGAAGTCTTTTCCTCCAGTTTGAATCTGTTTCGGCCATATTGAGAGCTAACTCAAGTGTCCGTATATCGAACTGGGTTCGTGTCAGGCTTTCTGTCCCTGCGATTTTGTTCAATTCTAGATCTTCCTCATGTTGCGTTTTGAGGGCGTTTAGGACTTCTTCTTTGATGAATATGTCCATGTGAGGTTTAATTTGTTCTAGAATATTTCTCATGTGCTCTATTTTCTCCGATTCTGTTAGGAAAAGTGGAACTGTTATGCTTCTGCTTAGATATGCTTCATCAAAGAAACTTTCAGGCAAGTTTGTTATTACAATTAATCTGCCTTGAAACCCAAACATTGTTGGGATTTTATTATCCTTGCTTCCTTGCTGCTTTAGGAACTTTTCTGCTTCATCGGGGCTGCCGACTAACTTCATGTTAGAACCTTTAGTAGTTGAGGATACAGTTCTCACCGAGTAAGTGTCGGTCATGGCTTTCACCAATTCCCACATATCCTTACCTGTAGTCCCTTTTGCGAAATTAACATCGTCTAGTATAATTATATTTCCTGGGTGTCGGTATCTTAGTGCTGTTTCGTATAAAGCGGATGGTGTACATTTGCTTGTGAGTAAAGTCCAATCTTTTCCCTCAATCAGATTGTGTTGTTTAAGGGCCGTCTTGACTGTGTGAGTTTTGCCTATTCCTGCAGTTCCATAAAGGACTACTGAGGTTAGGTTTCCCTTACACACATCTTGAACGGTTTCGTGCATGTCGTTGAAACGATCTTTTACACTTTTTTCTAGGACTTTCACAGTTCTGATTCCGAATTGTTCTTTCGGTTTCTTATGTGAGGCGAATATTTGCATCGCCGAACCCATAGCTTTTCTACGGCTTTCCGCCTTTGCGTTGAACAAAGGTGTATGTTTCGGTGTATGAGAGATTTTACTGTTAGTTCGATCCCTCGGGCCGTCGTCGTTCATTACTTCGGTTTCTTTTGACTTCGTGCCTGCCGTTTTTGTTGCAGATTCCCATAGGGCTTCTGCACCCACTTCATTTTGTTTTTTCTTTCTGAAAAATGGTATTTTCATGGTCAGTGAGTTCAATCCATTGAATAGGATTGGCCTCTGATTTCATCATCTGGATCATCAATTGTTGATTGATAATCTACATATTCAGTTGTTCTGAATTGCATTATTGGTGTTTTTTTGTAATCTGGATTGGGTACAAGAACATCGTCCTTCAGAATTTCTTTCTTTAGGTCCCATTCTATATATCCATCAACACTTGGAAAACCGTTAAAATCAAATTTATCATAGATACCATCTAACAATGGATTATCTTCTTTGATATGATATTTCCGTAAGTGGATGTATTTATCTTGATTTTGCTGATTTTCAATCGAGAAGAAAGGGTCAGCCCCAGTAGGAGTTTTACCCTCTATACAATTTTTCGTATACTTTTCAATCATTGATTCTACATCGTAATGTCCCGTCTTCTGAATTGAAGTAGTCTCTGATTCATAATCAATTTCATCGATCCCGCCAGAATCATGCCCTCCGCTAAAAGATATACGGCACCATGCCCAACCTAGTTCTTTCATAAGCAAAAATCCTTTTTCAGATTGTTTTTTGTCGCTAGTGAAAAATGTATTGTTGGGGAATGCCGTACTAAATCTTTTAATTTCTCCTTTTAGTGTCAAAAGGGCATTTTCATTAGAGTTTGAATCTTTTTCTCCCTCTAATTGTAGCCTAAGATATGACTTTGATTCCCATTCTCGGGCCTCATTGTATTCTGGATAGGTCGATTCTTTCAGTCTTTTCTCGGCTCTTTCCAATCTTAGTATTTTGTCTTTTGTCATGTATTCAAGTGAAATTCCATAACTTTTAGTTTTCATTAATTCATCATCGTTCATATTGTTCCATTCAGGGAGAGTCTTAGACTCTACGAGAACTATATTTTCTTTGTATGCTGTCATGGTCAGTAATTACAAATGTAAGTTGGCGTAGCCAGCCTTTACAAATTTGGTAATTATTTTGATTGCTTCCTTATTGGGATTTGCTGCTGCAGATAATTGGTTTTTCCAATGTAACGGAAATTCTTTATCTTGTATTTCCATTCCGAATAGTTCGTATCGTGCTTTACGCTGCGCTTGCCATAGTGCAATATATGTTTCAATCGCAATATTCGCTATATTTTCGTTTGTATCGGGAAGCATCTGGAATAATGCAGAGGCCTTTCGGCGCAATACATCTAGTTCTTCTCCTTTCTTTCTAATAAGTGCTGGTCTCATGGTCAGTATTAGCCTAAAAAGGCAAGTCAAGTGCAATCTTCATGCTGTGGTCTGGATTTGACTTTACAATTTCATCCCAAAACGGAGATTCAATTATTGCTGATTTGCCACCTGTTTTGTTATAGGTCAAGTCCGTAACTCCATCTACGATTAGCCAAGCCTGTAGAAAAAAACCAAAGGTGGGGCTTCTTTCGCCCAATAATCCTCCAGTATCAAATCCGTAAATCACATCAAAGTAATCGTCGTTTTCAACTTGTATCGTGTATCTGCTCATTTAATCACCCTTATGTTTCTATTAGTCCACAGTCATTACAAACCATACCTATCATAGTATCGCTATAATTTAAGTGTGAACATATCTCGTCTTTCAAGTAATTGTCCCTCTCCTCTTCAGTTAAGAAGTAGTATTCGTCATCTGCGAATCCTAATCCTTTGTTTATGTCGGAGATGATTTGTTCAACGGTGATTTCAATTTTCACACCTGCTGATATTCCATACAGTTTGTGTAGGCCTTTGTGGCCGTATGTTTTTTCTGTCATGGTCAGTTTATTCGTCATCTAAATCCCATAATTCGAAGATGTATTCATCTTTTATTATTCGGAATCTCAATACTCCGAGGTCATCGGTTGGTTCAAACATTGCTTTCATGGTCAGTTTCTCAATCATCGAAGCGCGTAAGGCCTGTTTGAATGTTCTCCATATCTAGTTCGATACAGACGGCATTTCGACCCGTTTTCAAACAAGCCTCGGCTAATCCAAGGCCGCCTGCGAATGGGTCGAGGACTATGTCGCCCTCGTCTGTACTGAATTGGAGCATATCTGCCAGTATTTCTATTGGCTTCTCTGTTTGATGCTTCTTTTTACTGTGACTTGGTCTAGTTGCTACTAGAACATCGTGAACATAGTGCTGTGGATTCGGCTTTCGCTTGAATCCACCCATGTTGTATGGTTTTCCTTTGGAGTAGAAGAAGATGAGTTCGTGCCTCGCTCTTCCATAATACCCCATACCAATTTGCACCTTATCCCAAATCCAAGTCCTATTATATCTGAATCCAGCACCCATTGTTAATTGGCGCTGTTGTTCATTATAATCTGCTGTATCTCCGTACATTGATTGTCCGGCAGCAGGCATGAACACAAACATGTGTCCACTTGGCTTTAGCACTCTGAATAATTCATTTAGCAAATCTTCGTCAAGATCTCTTGTTTGGAAATCCCAACCACCTCTTCTGTTTCGTTCTCTAGCTGTTCCTGTTTGCATTTGCTTGTCTAAAGCAGAATACGGGGGATCAGTAATTATCGCATCAAAGTGATTATCGGGGAATGTTGGTAATGTTTCCCATGCGTCTCCTTCAAGAATGAGGGCTTGATTATCACCACAATGGGCAATATATACACCTCTTTCTATTCTTTGGAAGCACTTTCCTATATTTTCATTTAACCTTCCACGAATAGTGGTAGGTAATTCTTCTCCGAAGTTTTGGTAGATCACTTGAAGCGGTTTAGGGTGCTCCAAGAATTCCATTAATCTTTTTCGTAGGCTTATCATGGTCAGTTTACTCGAATCCTGATGTAACGGCTACGAAAGCAGCCTTAGCATCTTTTTCATTGAGTATTTCTTTTACAAATTCATATCCCGATGGAACACCATCCCAGGCTCCTTCTGCCCATTCTTGTGCGTCACCGTCGCTAGAAATTGTAATTTCATCTCCTAAGTGGTGTTTGGCGAGCAACAAAGTTGCTGTAACCAATCCGTCGTATTCCTTTCTCGCAGTCTTGCAGAAATTGAATACCATATCTTCGTCTTTTCTCCAACTACTTTGAATCGGTTTCCTTTCTAAGACGAATGTTTCGTGTCCACCGTCGAAACGGATTTCATTATCCGTAATTGTAGGGTCGTTCCAGTGTTCGTATTGATTGTTTTGTTTAGCTCTTTCAATTATTGGGCTTTCTTCAAGCAGTTGCTTGGCATCCCTTGTCATATTATTCCATTTTTTATCGGACACTTTCTTGTCCTTTTTCATATACCAATAGTGTGTATATCCCATGGTCAGTTTTTATTCGTCTTCGTCCCGAGCGACTGGTTCTTTGCCGTCTGAGAACTTTGATTTGTCCCAAGACCATAATGCCTCGAATGCAAGATCGTCCTTTTGGTCGGGTTCTCCGATGTTAGGACAATACTCCAATAAAGTTTTGATTATTGTCATGGTGTAGCTTCTATCGAAAGCGATTGCTACGCCTTCGTGGTACCATTTCCCATGGTATTCTCCTAAATATGTAGCCTTATCATCATAATTTTGCCGCGCTTCGTCGATGGCGGCTTTCAACTGTTTTGTTGTTGTCATGGTCAGTCTTACATCATAAGAGCATGAAATGTTCTTTGTGTGCTTGTAGTGCTTGTCGAACCGCATTGGTTTGGACAAGGCCCACAGTCTGTTACACAACCTATTACATGTGCATCTGCTTCTGTAAGTGCGTCTTTATCGTTAAAGTATTTTGGACCACCATAGACCCACCCTGTTTTGAGTTTTGTATTGCCATCTTCATCTTTTAAGCCGTACTTTTTGGCTTTGTAAGATTTTGGATGTATCAATATGTCTTTGTCTATGTGTTCCATTCTAGGATCACTCCTTCTCATTTGCCAAGGGGTTTCAATTATTCTAATTCCTTCTTTTATAGTTAGATTGTAGAAAGCGTCTTGACCATGCCATAGGATATCTCCCATACCTTCTTCGATTGGTTGGTTCTTTTTCCAGGGGAATGTACATAGCCGCATGAATATCGATTCTTGCGGAGTCATTTTTTTGTATCTCCTGATAATGTCTATAATCACTGGAACTCGGGAATTCGGATCGAATTCTCTAGTCCAGTCATACCCTGCTATGACGCTCCAATGTAGGATTGCGCCAGAAAGTGCTAACCTCCCTAGTTGTGATGGACTAGGTGTATGCCAAAACTTGGTGATAATCACCATTCTTGAACCAGCCATGCTGACTGTTTCTGCTGCTTTGACTGTTAGATCCCAGTCATATGAGGGATCTCCCATTACTCCGTTTCTAACCCATTCCTTCGGAATATCTGTTGTGCTTTTACTACACCTTTCTAAGTGTTTTAGCACATCAGTTTGAAGTTTTACGGGTTCGAGTATTTGAGATTGTGGACTGTCGAACTTAATGGCCTGGAATGTGACTCCCATGGAGGATTCGGCATAACAACCGAAACATCCACCTTTGCAGCCTTTTACTGTGTCCATTATATTCTTGTCTGTTTTATTATTCTCATATAGTCTAATCACTTTGTTAGGGAAAGGCGTTAGTACCGTTCCAGAACCATTTACTTTTTGTGATGTCTGCTTTGGTAGAACGGGTAATTCCCATTCTACTTGCAGTTTCATATTTTTTAGTATCATGGTCAGTTGGTTCATTCATGTTAAGCACCTTCCTTCTCGGTGCCTATACAATACTTCATCGGATGTATCGCAATACACCCTAAGACAATGCTCGCAGTAGTCTGTCCCATTCTCCCTCAATGCTTCGCCCATTACTTCGTATGCTTTACGCAACTTCTTGTATTCTGCTAGAATAAGTGGTGCGTCTGCCATCAGGCATCCGTTTATTTGCAATTGTTCTGGTGATTGGTTGTGTTCGTGCATTTTGCATATACTCTTCCCTTCTGGTTCTGGGATCATTATTTGTGGCGCGTAAATATACGCTTCATCTCCCCAGAGTTCGAGGTCCCAAGGCCCTTTTGTGTGGCCTTCATATTTACTCAAGTTTATTCTAATTGTCATGGTCAGTTGTGGAGTCTTCTTCAACTCCATCATGGTCTATTTCTAGTAAAGCCATGCCCATGAAAATTATATTTTCTATGAATTGCCAGTCCTCAACGCCACCGCCTAATATCTTAGCGTGGCTGATCAAGTCTTCCACTATCTCTTCTCTCGTTTTTGTCATGGTCAGTCTTATGTTCCAATTATTGCTATTTGAGAATCATCGTCGTGTAGGTATTTGTGCTGGGCCAGAAATCCTCCGCAAGCAGAGATTGTTCCTATCATGTGCCCATCGCAGTGAGAACAGTATCTTTCTGTTACTGCTTCTGTCCTTTTACCTGTTTTATCTGTTATTGTTACGAGTTTTCCAATTAGTTTATGTGTGTATTCTTCGAATACTTCACCTGTTTCGGTAATAATCTTCATGGTCAGTTATTCAGTAACTTCTTCCATATACTGAATATTCTATATCATATGGTTCCCAGGGGTCATCTGGATCTTCATCTTCATCTTCCGAAGGTTCCGCATAGTAGGTCACTACCCCATTAACTGAGGGGTGATTAGCGAAACTTCCAAAGTTTTCAGTTAGAGATCTGTTCAAAGGGCTATACATACTTATGTATCTAGCATTCATTAAAGTTGCAAGATTGAGTATTTTTCCTTTGGTTTCCCAACCGGATGGAGTTAGAGTATGGTTGTCAAATCGACAACTATAAACTTCTAATTCGTTTATATTTAATGGGTGTTTAATGCCCTCCATATCTCCTTTCTTTGTATAAGTAACTGATTCAAAATAACCTGAATCATGTCCTCCTGAAAACGCGGCTTCGATGTTTTGCCATTCGTTTCTCTTTACAAATTCTCTCATTGCTTTATGAGGTTCGTCTCCATCTTGTTTCCATAGGGCAAGAACGCTTTCTTTTGCTATTTCCCACTCTTTTTGATTTAGAAATCCTTCTCCTGGATACACTGTTTGATTCTTAATGGTCAGAAGGGCTTCTTCTGTCCTTCTGTCATTTACTTCTGAGGTAGTCAAAGTTTCGAACTTTTCTATCTCTTTCTTGTAACCTTCTATCAATGGCTGTTGCCACTCGGAAGGTTTTGGATTGTTTACTGCATTTCTAAGCCGTTCCATATCCCTGTTTGTTTTATCATTTAATGAAGAAATAATATCCGCGAATGATTGAGTATTTTTCAATTCTTCATCGGAAAGGGCTCTCCATTGTTTTTCAGTCATATTTTCAATAGTGAATTTTGTTAATTCAATACCGAGTATTTCACTTAATAGTGTCATGGTCAGTAGTCATGGTTTTTTTTTCCATGATTGTTTTATTACAACTGCTTTCATTTCGATGTAAGCGAAATATCCACATATTGAACATAAGGCTTCATATTCACGCCCCCAGCGATCGTAATTTGTGCAATTGAATCCTTCTTCGTCTTCCGAATCTTCGAACCATGGAGCTTCACATGCTGGGCATGATGAGCCGTGTCCTACTTCGTTGAAATCATCCCCTTCTTTATACGGGAACTTCTTTACTTCTTCTGTCATGGTCAGTATTTAATCATATTTTTGATTAGGAAATTCATCCCTATATTCCTTTATACTTACAATGAAATGTAAGTAGGGTTTCCAACTTCCGTAAGGAAAAATGATGAAATCTACATTATCACCTATGATGGCATCTTCTAGTAGAATTGCACCCCATGATTCATCATCGTATGGTGTGTGTGGTGTGTGTAGTTCATCGATTACTCCCTCTGCTTCCTTCTGCGCTTCCTCTTGAGTGGCGTATGTGCGTAGGAGGCCGTCAATAACATCACAAGCACACCATCCAAACAATTGGTTTTCTGCTACGACCCAAACTTTTGCTGGGTCTAATTTTTTTATACTCATGGTCAGTTATCTGCAATGTTCGCAGTAATCTTGTTTTTGTTCGCTTTGGTAATCGCGGTCTGAGGGACTAAGCATACTAACTTCTTCCCAACAATCTTCGCAACAAAGGAATGCTGAACCTTCACCACCCATGTAACCAACAATTGCTTTTTCACCGCAATTGTCGCACATGAAATGAATATCGCATTCATCATTTGCACAAGTATTGTTTGCGCCGCTATTCATTGTAGCGTCGACGCATTTTTCGCATACTCCGCCGTCAGGCGTTAATCTTTCACATACCCATACTTCGCATTGTATGGGAATCTCTGATAATTTTATCATGGTCAGTAGGTGAAATCACTCTATTAAGTGTGATAACACATAATCAAGGGGCATCCATCTGTCGCCGCATTCGTTTAGGAACATATGCTCTTCAAACGGTCCGTCTGTGAAAGTACCCACATCTCCTGCCCAAAGGATAGAATGTATAATGAATATATCATTAGGTAGATCGTCTCCGTAGTCTACAACCCATTCTACTTTTTTTCCTAAGTGTTTTTTATATTTTTCAATATCTGTCATGGTCAGTATTAGGCTTCAAGGCCTAATTCTTTGGCGGTTTTACCGCCTCGTATCATCCAATCTGCTGGTTTGATAGTTTTCATCCAATCTGCTGGAGTCGGAACAAATCCGAAATCTTCCATAAGATGCTGTTCTCCTATCCATCTTGTTGGTACTTCTTTTCCTGTGCTTTTCACAGTCCACATTGAGCCAAAGACTTGTTCGCAGATTGTGATTCCTAGTGTGTGATGTAGTATCGATCTATGGGTGAAATTCCATCCATGTTCTTTTGATTGGTCGAACCATTCGTGTATGGACATATAATCTTCCGGCTTTCCGCCCCATTTCTTAACTGAACTCATCGCATGATGTATTGCTGTACTCATGATAAGTTCGGATTGACCAAAAAAAAGTGCCGAGACACCCATATTGGTGCCTCGGCTTTATTTTAGTCATTGGCTCAATTCATCCCATAATTCGAGATTGATTGTGCCGTGGTAACTATCTGCCCAATTGGCAGAATAGTATTTTTCATCATTTGTTATTGGATCATCATAAGGACTGCTTTGGTCTAGTTCCCATAATAGAATCTGTTCCTTTACATTCTTTGATGCCCTTTTCTTTTGGTATTCATTACCAAATTTAATGTCTTGTTCTAGTTTTTTGAAGTACCTTGACTTGGTACTTATGTCTGTTGCTGCTGTTGCTGCTTTTCGATTCGACATTGGTCAGTATCACTTGTAAATTATTTTATTAAGTGCAGAAAGCGGAACAATTTTTTCAACAAATAATTTGGAATTTTTGTGTTCCCATGGCTGAAAATTGTATTGTTCTGTTTCTCTGTCCCATATTCCTACGCTTAGATTTAGCCCTAGTTTGACACAGGCGTTTACTGTCCCGAATAGGGCAGAAGTAAGGCCTGATGCGTAAAGAGCTACTTGTAAATCGTGAAATATGGTTGGATCTTCCTCATAAATTGATTGAATCCTTTTTGTTGCTTTAGCATAGTAAGAATCCGGATTTTTTGGATCTAACTTGTTAGGATGAACGGGGTCCTTGACCTTACTCTCGTCGAAAACGAGATAGTCAATTGGTGTTCCGTCATTCTTGTTTGGTTGATGCCCTGGTCGGGGCATTAACAATATGTGCAATGTCATGGTAAGTAGGCACATAGGTAGTGGTGTGCCTTCCACTGCCCCGAAGGGTCTTGCTTTTTGCCAATTAAGGCTAACGAATTTGATTATTCGGCTTCCAGTACAAGGTAGTCAACATTTGACTTTTCTCTTACTTTCTGGGTCATATTCTTGGAGATTATCTCAGAAAGGTGTTGTTCCCCTTTCTTGAGCAATTCTGCTGCGGCTTCTTGATTTATTTTTATGTTGTTTGAGAGCCATTGCTTCTCCGATTTGTCCCAGTCACCTGGATTGCTTGATAAATCGTTTTTGCAAACATCTGATTCGATGCGTGGTTGCTGTTTTTTCCGATAAAATCTTGTTCTTCTTTGAGGAGGGGCGTGCGAAAGTGATCTTTTAACCCTATTAGAATGTTTAACATTTCCTTCTAGGATTGATTCACAAAGTTCACACTTGCCTCTACGGGTGCCCATGATTTCAGAATTCCTTTTCCTGATGTGGCAACCTTTCTCTTTAGTAACTTTTTTCAAATGCAGTTTTTCGTCATTCAAACGAGCCTTTGCTCTGCGTGTACGAGAAGATTCTAATTTCTTGGACCTTCTCTGCATAGCATCTACCCAATTATAGGGTACTTGCGGCGTTCTCGTAGAAGTAGCCATGGCTTCCGCTTTGGGCGGGGCTTCGGATTTGACAACCATCGTGGTTGCTGTGAATCGTACTGGCTTGAATCTTCCATCGAGTTTCCCTTGTTTATTTGTAGGGATCTCTTCGTTCCATTCTACTTTGCATTTTGCCAATTGTATAACTTTTTCAGTCACATGACCGTCATTAGATGCGTCATAAAACAAATTCAATGCATAGTTAATTTTTTGTACTAACACATTCGGTGTCAGCATCTTAGCATTTTTATTCAGTATTACTACATCTTCTTCTTCGGTAGTGAGGTTATCCAAGTATGGCTTTATTATCGAAATCAATATTTTTAGGTAAGATGCTCTTCTTAGAGCACTTTTGCCTGCACCGGAATTACGCTTACTTATTTTCATAGCGCGTTTCCTTATGGCGGCTTCTCTTTCAGTTAGAGAAGAGATGCGGCCATTTTGGCTTGCAATTTCGTTCATTATTGGTTCATTATTCGTGCATTTATCTTGCATGGTCAGTTACGGGATTTGTTCACTCGCCACCTATCCCGTATCGGTGGGTCATTGTGTCTAGTTGCCCCGAAGGGGCGTAAACCTCGTTCATTATTCACTTGGCCATTCTTTTTTCTAAAAACATTTTAAGTTCATTAGATGGTCCCCAACTTCCTAACACTTGACGAATAGTCAAGGGAAAGTTGTAACCTATGGCGGCTGATAAATCTAGATCCGTAATATTGTAGACTGTTGGTATTCCGGACATGGAAGCGAACTTGACTTTTATTTCGTCATTTTCCTTCCATGCAGTTCCGTAACCGGTCTTTATTATTAGTTTTCTTTCGTTCATTGGTTCATTATTCGTGCGTTTATCTTGCATGGTCAGTTACGGGATTTGTTCACTCGCCACCTATCCCGTATCGGTGGGTCATTGTGTCTAGTTGCCCCGAAGGGCTCAACGCTGCTGTTTTCGAGCAGGCTTGCGTGTTGGTTTTTTGCTTTGCTTGGCTCGGTGATCGTAAGCATCCTTGGTTAGAGGCACTGCTTTTACTCCGATGACTGTTCTGCCACCGATTGTCACCATTGCCGGAGTCAATTGAGACCTATTTCTCCCAATTTTTCCGTTTAAGCCGACTTTTTGCTCTCCTTTAGAACCATTGCTCTTTCCAGATAGTTGGGCGTTCTCAAAGCCGAAAGGCCAGAATACGCTATTATCCTTTAATTGTTGCAATGCTTTTACAGTGGACTTATCCTTTTTATTTGCTTTATCGCCTATTTTTAGTAGGTAAGCGATGTTGGATAATACCCCAGTTGGCTCATAGCCGTGTTGGGCTGTCCTAGACTCAGAAGCTAAGATATTCATAATCGAAGCTGCTTTGCCTTGTCCTAAAACTTGTTGAAAGTAAAGTTCTGCCAACTTGGCTCCCTTCTTAATATCAGATACATCCCGTGGTTCAAGAGTTTTTCGTCCTCTCTTATCACAAGACTTTTCTGCTTTCGAACCTCTCATGAAGATTGAACTGTGAACTTCTATGCTATAACCTAGTTTTTGTAGAACTTTGGTTTTCATTTCTAGCAGTTGAGACACAATTTCCCAATCAAGGAAGCGAGCGTTCTTGCTCGGATTTCGAGCGAGTTTCAGTGTACCCAAGTTCGGGTCATCTCGATCTATTCCGTGATTGATTTGTAAATCTTTAAGGTTTCCAGTCTTAGGTAGTATGGTTTGTCCATACGGAGTTGCAAGTCTGATTAGGTTAAACCTACTCAGTGCGTTGACGCGATATACCAATATGTCTGCGTACTTTTGATTCTCTTGGCTCAGGTATTGATCCAAGTTAATGCCAAGTAATTCTTGTGCAGTTGGGTTTCTCTCAGTTATACGAGGTACGCCTTTGCCGACTTTGAACATACCAGGGGTATATTGTGGCGTTACATCATAAATAATCATAGACGCGAATTCTTTGTCGTCTGTTTCTGCGATGTAGCGCACACTTGTGCCCGCTGGTGCTAGTAACTGGAGGTCTTTTACTAATGAATCAGCATCATCTCGGCTGATTAATCCTGATGTTTTGGCTGTCTTGCCGTCATCAGATAGTAAATTGGACATCAAGGCATGAACGCTAGGATCTATTCCTATATTACCGAATGACATGGAACCTGACAATAAATTGCCAGCCACCATATTTCGGCCTTCTTGCGTTGTAGCTCCTTGTGTATCTGCTGCCTCTATAAGAGCGTGGGAAACCCACACTTCTTTATTAGGGACATTAAATGTTCCATTAGGACCTGTTTTCTCAGTTCTTTCATTTTCTTCTAGGTCTGCAAAGACTTGTTTCTTTGATTGTGCGTGCTCTTTCCCATACAATAAAATCTCAACTTTAGAATCTCCTATAAAGAAAGTTCCGTCATTTTCTGATTTTGCATGTTCAAAAGATCTTACACACTCGATAAACTGGTCTGTTGCGTCGTTTTGCTTTGCGTTGTTTTTTATTTCTTGTGAAATAATTTTTAATGTATCTACGATAGGGCTTTTAGCATTCTTTGGCGTTGCATTTGCAATTTGCTCAAATTGAGGCAATTTGCTAATAGCAGCCAAATCTGCTTTTAGACCCTTTAGGGTAAATTCAGTCATTATTTCATCTTTTGTCATATCAGCGTAGATTTCTACGCTTGCATTTTTCATGTGCATGGTAAGTATTTATGATAAGTAAGCAAGATTGTGGCATACTTGCTCTCTGCGGTGTCATTGAGAGTCCACCATCCTTTTGTCCTAAGTCGAGGGTTAGCACGACCAGACTTGGGATCCTTTGTTCGTCAAAGTTTTTTCTCGGCATGTTCGCTGAACCGCAGTAAAAATTGCTGCTTAGATGCTTCACCAAACCAATTATAGGTTCACCCTTTAATGGTCTGACTTATTCCACACAATATTTTATGATAAGTATTTATGGTCAGTAGTTCCGTTGAGTAGTGGAAATTGAGCTTATCATTGACGCCGACCTTTTACAGTCGTCACTCAGTCATTTTCAATCTGCAGATTGTCCATGACTTGCCTTTGAATTTTTACGGCTCATAGGTAGTAACCGGATTGATGATTTTTAGTCATCTATCCATTTCTACCCCTGTTGCTCTTTCGAGCATTTTGTGGCCTTTCGGCCTAATGGCATCATTTTATCCTCTGGTAGAGGACTGGACTCAATTATCGGATTTCCATTCATCCGACCATTATTTATTGTTGTTGCTCTTTCGAGCGTTGCAAGGTTTCGCTTGCTCCGAACACCTCTGCAGGGTCGGTGTAGTTATGCTGTATCAACACTCCTCGAACTCTGATCGAGGACTTGTCACACACTCTTGGCTGTGTGAGCGTTTTTTACATGGTAAGTGCAGTTTGCGCGTACTGCTAGACGCATTATTTTTGGTGTTTGGCAATCTAAGTGTTGCCCATACTGTATATTTGCGTTTTAGTCCATATTATCGCGGCCTAAATATACCGACCAAATAATAGTCTGCATATTGATGAATCCCTTTTTCTTTTCTTCTGGGTATTCAACCTCAATCATCTGCCTAATTTGCTTTCTGGAAAAATTTCGCATGGTAAGTGCAGTTTTGCGCGTACTGCTAGACGCATTATTTTTGGTGTTTGGCAATTAGGGTTTGCCCAACCCATAAGATGCGGATTTAGATTCTGCAATTCATTGTGCCGCACTCGCAGATTTTCCATTCTGGGTGCATTGGCAAATCATCATCGTATTCTATTCCGCATGAACATGTATGTGTGTACATGGTAAGTAAGTGTTCCAGGGCAAATTCTTTGGTCTGAAATGAGTGGGGGTCAGCACACTCATTCTCGTTGCCGATCATTACATCTCTGGAACGGTAAGTGCCGCCACCTCCAATTAAGGAGGGCGTTAAGCCCGCATTCTCATCTGTCTGGTATAAGAGAGGAGTCCTAGGCGGATTCTGGCGACGGTAAGTGAGCCTTTTATAGATAATTACCGCGTTCTTGCTCAGGATTCCGCTTGGTAATCATAGACCTCTCATTTGACCGTAGAGAGGCTGGTGAAGGATCCACACCCAATTCCCTCTTGCGTTATTAGGAGGGAGGTTTGGTAGATATGGATGGTAAGTGCAGTTTGTGGTCATTTTCACTGCGAGACCAGGGTCAACACTGCTCTTAACTACCGAATTCATCGAGACGGCGCGTGTGCTTGTGTTGAAAATGGGATTTGGTCACTCGCCACCTTATCCCATATCAGGTGGGTCATAGTTCGTAATTCAAGAATAGTATTTACTGCGGATTAAGAAAACCTTCGATTCATTATTGCTTCTTGAATCAAATATTCTACATCTTTTTCGGCAGTCTTTAGTGCTTCGCGAGTATCTTTCAATTGTCTCAAGGCATTCCGAAATT